TTGTCAGTAGTTTGTAATTCCAAACTTGGGTTAAACAACACTAGTATTTGTTCCATTAATTGTAATTTTTGTTCAGTGCTACTGGCCCATATGTCAACTTTGACTGTTAATTTGAATGGAGTTGGCATTAAACGCTCAACAGTATAGTTGCGACCTTGTCCGCTGGTATATTCGATGCCGTTTATGTCACGCTCTCTAAAATGCAGTTTGCCCACATAACTGGAGTCGCCTAATCTAGTACGATCCAACTGTAGTCCAGTGATATGCACAGCAATACGCGGCACTGCCTGCACTACGTTTTCACTGTTCTGTCTCATAATAGTTGCGGCCTGTCTATCCATATCGCCGTACATTACTGGAACTTGGTGCAATGTGTTGTCGCCATATTTCACAGTGAAATTACTAAACACGCGAATAATTTGTACTAGGTATCTACGTATCTGTTTGTCATAAAAAAATTGCATTATAGGTCCGCTCTAGGTTTGAGTGCTTCACTAAGACTTGAACGTTCTGGGAATGTTTCACCAGCAACTGTGGTAGTGTTTGTATTGTTGATAAAGCCAGTCTTCAATGTGTTACGAGTATTGGTGTTGGTCATGGTCTGACGAACTGCATCTTCAACTTTGATCCAGCGTGTGCCGTCAAAACGGAACAATCTGTTAGGCATAAAATCTGTTCTTAAATAAAAATCATCTTGATACGCAGTGGATGGAAATTGTATACCTGATCCAAACGTTGCGCCGTTTACTGGCACTCCGTCACCCAACAAATAACCAGTATATCCTGAGCGTACTGGCATGGCCGCAACAGCATCCGCAGTCACAATGTCAATACTACCGTCTTCGCTAGTAATGTCCGCAGTTTGATTGATAACACTACGACCAGTCAGTGGGTCAACTGCCAATGTGAAGAACTGACGTGTTTCATAACCGCTCAATGGAGCGTAGGCGTCTGCTTCGTCCAGTATACCTTGATTGATTTGTAAATCTTTGGCACGAGTACTGAGCAGATCCTGTAGTGTGGTCGAACTGCCTTCGGTGATTGGTTGTGCAAATATATCTTTATATTGTTGACTGTCCATAATTTTTTTAATTTTTAATCTGTACAAGTGCGGATACCACGTGGCACTAAATCCTTCGCTGGCACGACCCACATCTTCAATTACATAATATCTTGGTAGACTCACATCGTAATCATTAAATGCAAATTCGTCACGCAGATGTGGTAGTTCAATAACATCGCCAGTCATGGGCTTGCGACCAATATATTTGATAAAATCGTTAATATGCACAGTCATGAACAAGGTGTCGTTGTCGATAAACAAGCCAAACTGGCTTAGGTTAAAGTCTACATTTTGCACATTGTATATACCGCGAAGTTTGTACACACTGGAATCGTATTTTCTATCACGATTTTCTAACAATACCAAATCTTGAATCTGTGTGTGATCTTTGTTAGTTATATTTCCGTTGGCATCGGTGGTTTGAGTACCTATATATTTGTGTAGGTACACATCTGTACCGCCAACCTGAAACATTTCAGAAATCTGGCGGTCGATGAACTTGTAATCTTGCCCACGTTCGGGTTTATATAAGGATAGTCTTGGCATATGATATTTATCGTAAGCTAAATATGAGTGGAGAACTAAAAAATGCCAGATACATCTGCCAGTACCAGCTTGTTAGAGCGAAATAAAGTGTTTGATTACGTGCGAGATATGCTGGGTGACGGCATGATCGAAGTAGAACTAGATCCTAAACATTATGAAACAGCATTAAATCGTGCTATAACTAAATTGCGTCAACGCAGTAGTAATGCTGTGGAAGAAAGTTACTTGTTTGTAGAACTAACTGTGGATCAAAATGAATACAGATTGCCCGACGAAGTTATCTTAGTACAAAGTGCATTTCGTAGAAGTATTGGAAGTAGGACTGGTATGGGCGCCGGCGGCACATTGTTTGAGCCGTTCAACTTGGCCTACACAAATACCTATTTGATGAATGGTAGTCAACTGGGTGGACTTGCCACTTACGAACTGTATGCGGGTTATCAAAAATTAATAGGTCGTATGTTTGGTAGTTTTATAGAGTTCAATTGGAATCCAACCAAGCACATGCTGACTATTTTACAGCGTCCGTTTGCCACAGGCGAGCAAGTCATGTTAAAAACACAGAACTATCGCCCAGATTTTGTCCTATTGCAAGACATCTATGCCAAACAATGGTTATATGATTACACGCTGGCCGTTTGTAAGCTAATGCTAGGCGAAGCTCGTAGTAAATTTGCATCTATAGCTGGCCCAAGTAGCGGCATTCAAATGAATGGCGCCACACTAAAAACAGAAGGCACAGCAGAAATTACACAACTAGAAAAAGATATTGGGGATATGATTCCAGGCGGAACTCCAATGACCTTCATTATTGGCTAAAAAACTCTTGACTCTGTAATAAAACTGTTATATACTAGAGTTACTTTAGGGGGCTCTATGATTATAGGCGTATGTGGTTTTATTGGTTCTGGCAAAGATACCATCGCTGATTATTTGACTAACTGTCATGGTTTTAGACGAGAGAGTTTTGCAAATTCACTCAAAGATGCAGTGGCATACGTGTTTGGTTGGGATCGAACCATGCTAGAAGGTCGTACCACACAAGCCCGTGCATGGCGAGAGCAAGTAGACCCGTGGTGGGCAGAACGACTCAACATGCCTAACATAACTCCTAGATGGGTACTACAGTATTGGGGTACTGAAGTTTGTCGTAAGGCATTCCATGATGATATCTGGATTGCCAGCTTAGAAAACAAGTTGCGCCACAGCACCGACGACATTGTTATCAGCGATTGCAGATTCCCTAACGAAATTAAATCAATTAAAGAAGCTGGCGGCATTGTTATCCGTGTAAAACGAGGCGAAGAACCCGAATGGTACAAGGATGCGGCTGATATGAACGCAGGCGACCACTGTATGAATTGGGCACTTGCTTCAAGTCGCATGTCAAAGTTGAATATTCATGCCAGTGAAACTGCCTGGGTTGGTACTAAGTTTGACGCAGTATTAACTAACGATAGTTCTATAGATGACTTAATGTCCAAAGTCAAAGATCTGGTACAAGATCCCCTTGCTTCCATTGAATCCCTTCCTTATGTAACACTCTCTGACAATTAGCGCACACTGTTTTAAGATTGGCGTGACGGCAATTGTTTAAGTCGCCGTCCACATGAAAAACAGCAAACACTTCAGTGTGCTGACTTTTAAATCCGCATTTATCGCAGATATTTTTTAATTTGTATCCAGCATGTTGCCAGCGTGACACTTTCACACCACGCAAACAAGAACCGCATACTCGTCGATAATAAGGTTGCCCTTCTTTATAGTAATTAATGGCTACAGGTGCCCTGCCGCATCTACATAATGGTCGCATTTTATATTTAAGCCTTTTTCGTGCCTTTTTTAGGTTGTATACTAGCTTAATTTTGTAGTTTATCTATAAATACAATTGAACTAGTATTCACCGGAGAGTCAACACATGGCACAATTGAACAGCCCAGGCGTAGCGGTTACAGTAATAGACGAAAGTTTCTATACGCCAGCCGCCCCAGGTACAACACCTTTAATTATCGTAGCAACTGAACAAGACAAAGCAAATGGCGCTGGCACAGGCACAGCACCAGGAACACTAAAAGCAAATGCAGGAAAAGTTTATTTGATGACAAGTCAAATGGACTTGGGCAGTACTTTTGGTACACCCATGTTTGAAACAGATGCCAGTAATAATCCAGTTCACGCAGGTGAACGCAACGAATATGGACTTCAAGCGGCTTATAGCTATCTTGGAGTTAGCAGTCGCGCATACATAGTACGTGCAGATGTTGATTTGAGTGCATTGGCACCAACGACAACAGCTCCTGCAGGTGCTCCAGTAAATGGCGCATGGTGGTTTGACACAGCGGATTCAGTATTTGGTATATTTGAATGGAATGGGTCCACATTAACATCTACCAGCGTTGGCGCACAATCATTTACAAATAAAACTCCAACAATTATTAGCAATATCAATCAACAAGTCGGCGGCACAAGCAGTGGCAACCCACTTGCCAGCATTGGTTCTATTGGTAGTTACGCATTAGTGGTAACCACAACTCCATACAAATTGTTCTTTAAAAACTATCAAGGCACATGGGTAGTAGTTGGCAGTAACAACTGGACGAAGTCTTGGCCAACTGTGCAAGGATCAGCTCCTACAACAATTGCCACTAGTGATACGCTAATACTTACCACAAGTCCAACATCAACACAGAGCATCACAGCTACC